GTCAGTAGCATTTGTTGCCAAGTCAACTATAATATTTTTGCTACCTGTTATGCTAACCAGTTTTACTGCAAATCCATTAGCATTTGTAAAGTCAGCAACAGAATTAGGATCTATTCTGCAATCGTATAAATTCCAATTAATGGCTAAATCCAACGCCCCTTTTTCAGTAGTTGGTTTAAATTGATTTAAATTTTGAGTCATGTTATTTTTTAAAATAAATTGTTATTAATTTTTTATTTATTCGCCATAAGCAAGATTACCTAAAGCAAATTTTTTCGATTCTGAAATATAACCAGAATTAGAACTAGAATTATTAGAAACTCCATTTTCATACTTAATTCTATTGGCGTTAATATCGTCACCTTCATCAACATCAACAGAATTTTTCATAGTACTTCCTTTTTTCTCTTCTTCTTCTTTTTCATTTTCTTTCTTGTCTTCATTTTCCTTTTTATCTTCTTCTTTCATATCTTCGTTCTCTTTCTTATCCTCTTCTTTATCTTCGTTTTCTTTTTTATCTTCTTCTTTCATTTCCTCATTTTCTTTCTTATCTTCTTCGTTTTTCTTTTTGTTTTTCTTATAGAAGTTAGCTAATTCGCTAATAGTCATTTCTTCGCCGTCAACATCAATTTTATCGTCGCCGTTAGCATATTTGCATTTATTAGCTTTTTCCTCTTCCTCTTTGGCTTTCTTTTCTGCCATTGCGTTTTTATAGTAAGAAACCATTTCAGATACTGGCATTTCTTCGCCGTCAATTTCAAATAGGCTATTTTCTAAAGTAAGCTCTTTTGAGCTTTCTTTTTCTGACTTTTCTGACTTAAATTTAAAGATATTCATAACTTTATTTTTTATTTTATTATTAATAGAATTTTTATTGACAAAATCTTCTTGAATAGAATTTTTATCAATAGAATTTTCGAGAATTATTGCGTCTGTGTAGCGTGGATTTTCAACTAAAGCAATGTGGGTTATTTCATCATCTTTTATTATGTCTATTACCTCATCATCATAAACAACGGCATTTTTAACGCCGCCTTGATCTGCTGAAACTGATTTATAGCCTGAGCTTGGTTTGTAACCTTTATTGTCTATTAAATCAATGGCTTCTTCTGCATGAACTGTAAATTCAGCCCACGCCCAGCCGTCTTCCATATATATATCATTTACATAACCGACTATTTGTTCTGTTGCTTCTTCTTTTGATACTTCTTTGTGTTGTGTTATTATTTTACAGCCTTTGAATTTTTGCGCTATTGTTGGTAAATTTTCTGGTGATATATACACCATTTTCTCTATTCCTGGTTCTGGGTAGTTTACTAATCCAGGCTCCATAAACCTTGTTTTATAAGATTTCGCTGTTAGATTTTGAGTGATTGCGTTTGTTTTAATATCTTGCATAAAAAAATGTAAAAAAAAGTAACTTTTTTTATTGACAATTAAAACTAAGCATTTATATTAATAATTGTGGAGTAACCAATACCACAAAAATTACTAACTTAATTTTAATTAAATAATGACAAGATAAAAGATAAGATTGGATTCAAACTTCTATAATAGGTATAGCCTGACAATTGCAGCCAAAATCTTCACCGGGATTATTTCTAGCCCCAGTAGAGGTATTAGAAATTGGCGGATCATCAAAGCTAAAAATTTTACCATTTAAAGCCCTATGATCTGGCCTAGTTCTAACATTGGAGATTGACCACTTGTATTTGGACACACCTACACTTTCATATTTTACCTGCTTATATTTAGAAGTCAAGAGAGAAATCTCTTGTTTTGCCAAAAATTTAGCCTTTTTAGTGCTAACGGCAAAGCGTTCTTCTATTATTTTGGTAAAATCTTTGGCGCGAGTGCCTGATAATACTATGTCCTCAGCTTTTTGTCTAAGAATTAAAGTTTCTTTCTGGGTAAACTCTGTAATGTATAATTTTAGATTATTAGTATACTCTTGAGACAATATTTTTATCTGATCTGCTGTAAAATTGATTGAAAGGCCGATTTTATCTGTTACAGTTTTTCTGAATTGCTTGTTTATATCTGAGTAAATCTTTTCAAGGGTATCATCAAAATTGATATTCTTTGTTGCTTCGTCAATATTTAAGTTAATTTCGTCAACTGTTGCCACCAGTTGTCTTGCCATTTGTTTATAGCTATCCTCTCTTTGTGCAATGGCTACTTGAATATTGACAGGCAAGTTGTTCATTTCTTTTTTATAGCCTTTTATTCTTTTACTGTATTTAATACCTAGCTTTTTAAATTCCTTTGCTGTGGTGGCGTTAAATTGCCCTGTAAAGATATTATTACCATACCTTATTTGTCCAGATTTTATTTTTTTAATGATGGCGCTATTGTCTTGCTCATTAAAAAAGATTCTTTTATTTTCCTTAATAGACTCAATTAAAGGAGCAAATAAAATATCATATAATATAACATCTATTTGCGCCTCTAATTCTTCTATTAGTTCTGGATTGTCTTTTATTGGTTGTAATTGCTTTTCAGCCATTATTAGCTAATAACTTGTATTTCTGCAACATTTACGCAGCTAATAACTAGCTCTGTTGGAGTTCCTGCGCTGACAAAGGCAAGATAATTAGGCAAGCCGTCAAATACTTCTAAAGCTACATCTGTTTTAATTGGTGCCATTTTAGTTGCAATATTAGCAAGAGTTAGGCCTACTGGCTCCTCTTCTGATCCGTAAATATCAACTGTTGCGCCTATGCTTGTAATTCTAGGCTTTAAAGCTTCGCCTAGTCCTGATGGTGATAATAGAACAGATGAATATAATTTATTAATATCTATTGCTGTTTGATAAGTTTTTAGTGCCATTATTTTATATTTTTATTTGTTAATATGCTCTTATAAGTTCTTTTCTTTTTAAAAAAGTTCTTTATATTGAAGGAGTTTTGTTTTTCTTTCTCTAAGGAGTTTTGTTTTTCTTTCTCTCTTGCCTCCTCTTCTTGTTGTTTTTCTATTTCTAGATCTGTTCTTAGTATATTTAACTGATTTAATTCTTCTTTTATTTCGCTAGAAGTCATTAAGCCTCTATCATATAATTGCAATATTCCGTTTAATTGTTGCGTTTTAACTCTTTCCTCTTCCTCTGCGCCTAATATTCTTAACGGGTAGTATTCAATTTGCAAATCGTCTGGTATAAGATCAAAAAGTTTTTTGCATATTAATTGGATCATTTGAATAATAATATGATCAAACTTGCCTCTATATTCGCTCTCTATCATTGCATTATAGTTTTCTATATCATCTTCGCCGCTATTAAAGCCGCTAGCAGATAGGCCGAATAGTTTAGTCATTGGCATTCTTAAATCTGCCGCAATTCCTATTCTTATTTGTTGTAACATTTCTGACAATCCTGCAAAGTTTATTTGTTTTTGCTCATAATCATCTTCTTTGTCTTTTACAATAGCGTTCTGATAATTTTTTACTTGGTTCATCATTTGCAAGTTTTTAGCCAATTTATCAGCTCCGCCCTCCATTTGTAAAGCTTGGTTAAAATCTGTAATTCCGTAGACATCAATCTTAGCTTCGTCAAGCATTTCAAATATTAAATCATTATTTTTAATATATTGATTAATGGATCTTATCGCCCTTTCTAATATTGACATTCCCCAGCCTCTTAATTGTGGCTTTATTAATGATGGTGCTACTTTACCTTTTGACAATAAAATTCTTGATGAATCTAAATTAGTTCCATAATATAAAAAAGATGTATCAAAATAACCTGCTGGATAATATGGCTTATTTTCGCCTTGTGGTGGTATATTGGTAGGACTAAGCTCCCAAAGGTCAGCAGCTTTAAAAGATAGCTCTGTGTTCTCGTTTATGGCGTTTATATTCAAAGGCTTGTCCCCTTTCTGATTAGGCGTATTTATAACCATACCACCGCCACCAAATAAACTATTCCATTTTGCTAAGTCTTTTATCTCCTGCATTATGTTATGCTCTGATATGTAGTTTTGTATATCTTGTATATTTTCTGCGTCTAGTTCGTCTGATTTAATTTTAATACCACCTCTAAAAGCGTCTTCTACTGGCTGATCAATAAATGTTTGTATAATTCCAAAGGTTGAATAAGCATAGCTAAGCGTTGGCCTTTGCAATGATATTAATTGAGTATTAGAATTTAAAGTAATAGTATCAGGCTTTGATAATTGCGACTGATTAAAAGATAATTGACTTGTTAAGCTTGCAAGACTATTTTTCATAGTAAGAAGCTCATTAATCAATACAACATCCTTTTTAGGAAGTGATTTTTTAATATTTTTTGTTGACATTTTAATTTTTTTTTGTAAGTAACCACTTATAAAGCTACTAAAGAAAAAATCTTTTGTCAAGTTTTTTTTTAGTGTCTTGCTTCTTCTACAATATTAAATTGTACGCCCTGCTTTTCGGCAAGTAAAATTTTAACACTATTTAATAAAAGCTTTTCCTTTCTTTTATTATTTAAAGTCTTATTTAGTCCTATGCGTGACATATCTATATAGTCTGCAAATTCTGATTGTGTAATGTTATTATCCTTAAGAAGTTTTTTAATGTCCATAAAATAAGAAATTATTAATAATAATTAATTATTGATTATTTGTATTTAAAAAGTCAAGAAAAAAAATATAGCTGTGTCAAAATGATACAATTTCAAGCTAAATATCAAGGAAGCTGA